TTTGCTCTGGATTAGGCCCATCAAATAAAATGACATCGCCCACTGACTTAATTAAGCGCCATCCGTCCTCATACTTTGGACGCTCGCCAGTTGGGTTTAATTCGCTCATGTGCTCATGGGCCTCTATGTGGTCAAGGGTGAGCTTATAAATGAGCTTTAAAGGTGCAAGCTGTGCTTCTGCTTGCGGATTAACCGCTAACATTTGGGCAAGTGCCTGCTCTAGTTGTTCAAACGTGGTTTCCGGTGGCAATTGAAGCTGTGCCAAAATCTGAGCAAGTGCTTGAGTGTGAGCTTCAATGTGCTTTGGATGATCCTGATATTTTGAAACGGTTGGAGCTTCTGAGTTTTGAAGTTGGAATGTTTCCTCTTCTAATTCTGCTTGCGTCTCTTCCGGGTCAATGGCCTCCATTTCATAGGACTTGATCCAAGTCTCGGTATACTTGAGCAGGTCTTTAGCGGAATGCTTTTTAGGTCTTCCGGCATCGCTATTAAGTCCTTTTACGTCTCGGGCTTCATAGTTTTCATCTCTGCCGCCAGACTTAGCGCCGCCGCCAGAGAGCTTCATGATTTTTTCTTTATGCTCCGGGAAGGTGCGGGCAAGTTGAGCGCGACGAAGGTCAAACTCAATGACCGCTTTTTCTGCGTCTTCAATTAGTGAGGCATTGCCATCTAAATAGACGTTCTCCCAATCAAGCTGCTTAAATACGATTCGCCCGTCACCGTTATTGGCGTCAGGGTCATTGTAGATATAAAGCCATCCGGGCGCAGACCTTAGGGCCGATCTAACTAAAGTCGGCAGAAGAATTTGAAAATTGTTATCCTGGTAAACAAACTTAACGGCCTTGTTTAAATTGTCGGCATCGCCTTGTCTGTCTTCTTGGTGTGCGGTGAAATTAGTTCCGGGCATTGAGTCCGTTAAAATGGGAACTTCGCCCTCGATAATTTTGAAGATGTGATTTTTTACGGTCTTTTGATCTTCGCCGGACTTGTGTTGTTTCCCGTAATAGGCGTCATCGTATTCGCGCCAGAATTTCTCATAGGGTTCACGATATTTTTTTAACTCTCGCTTGGTTTCACGAACCAGCGAAAGAGTTTCAGTCACATCGTTTTTGTCTTTTAAAAGATCGCCATGCTCTTCAGAATTTTCAATCATTACAAAAAGTGTAAAGAGTAAGACCAAAAACAATTATTCATATTCGTGAGTGCGAATAAGAATTCATGAAGGGGCAAAGAATGTAAGACGATTTTTTCATGATTACATTATTTAATGGTGACTGCCTAGAAGTCCTAAAAACACTAGAAGACAATTCAATTGATTCAATCGTAACGGATGCACCCTATGGCCTAGCCTTTATGGGCAAGAAGTGGGATTACGATGTGCCCTCTCAAGAAATATGGAAAGAATGTCTGCGCGTTTTAAAGCCCGGTGGGCATCTTTTATCATTTGGCGGAACTCGCACATATCACCGAATGGTTGTGGCCATTGAAGACGCTGGTTTTGAAATCAGAGATCAAATCATGTGGATTTATGGGAGTGGATTTCCTAAGTCTATGGATATTTCCAAGGCGATTGACAAGCAAGCGGGAGCAATTCGCGGAAAAGAAAAATGCGGCACCCTTGGAAGTTCCTCGAGCTTTGCTGATGATAAGTGGACTCAAGAAAATGCAGGAATGAGAATTGTTGATGTCGCAATTACCGACTCCGCAAAGCAATGGCAAGGATGGGGCACGGCCTTAAAACCCGCCAATGAGCCAATTTGTCTCGCCAGAAAACCCATCTCCGAAAAGACCGTGGCAACCAATGTTTTAAAGCATGGCACAGGTGCGATTAATATTGATGGGTGTAGGGTTGGGAGCGATGGCGGAACCGCAAAAGGAAGTTTCCCCAACGAAAAAAGCAATGGCATTTACGGCAATGGACTAAACGGAGCATGCGACATAGTTGATCTTGGAAAAGGTCGCTGGCCGGCAAACGTCATCTTTGATGAAGAGGCGGGCAGGGTTTTGGATGAGCAGAGTGGAATAAGTAAAAGCATTTCCTCAAAAAGAGGAAACGGTATTGGTGACGGCTATCATGGTTCAGATAAAGAGTTTGACACGATTAGAGGACATAGTGATTCCGGCGGAGCCTCTCGTTTCTTTTACTGCGCAAAGGCTTCGAAGTCGGAAAGAAATGCGGGGCTTGAGGAATTGCCATTAAAAGAAAGCGGAATTAAAAACGATAGCGGTCGCGGGTTTTCCGAATCAGATCCGCACAAGAAAATCTTCAATCAAAATTTTCATCCGACCGTTAAACCTATCAAGCTCATGGAATACCTTTGCAAACTCATCACTCCGCCGGGTGGCGTTGTTCTCGATCCCTTCATGGGAAGCGGCACCACTGGAAAAGCTGCAATCAATTTAGGATTTAAATTTGTCGGCATCGAGCGAGAGAAAGAATATTTTGAAATCGCCCAAAAGAGGATCAATGGATAACCAAAAAACAAACGAGCGCCTCTACAAATTCAAGATGGCCGATGGCTCAGTCGAGTTTTTAACCATTGAAGACGCTTATAGAAAGAATGTTCCTGATTTCAAGGTGCGAGTTGAGGAAATCATCGCCAATTCTAAAAATAAGCGCATGAATAAAGATGGCTTTGCGCCGGGATGGCAGGGCAATCTGGGAAAATATATCACGTGTCCTAAAGAATATTCGCGTGAGCTAAAATCTCAGGGACTAATTGAAGTCGGCTACGACTATTCTTTTAAAGAATACGAAGACAATTCAAACGTGCTTCAAGATTCTGAGCTAGTTAAGTCTATGGTCAAGGACATCGGAATAGAGCTTTCCGGCAATGAGATTAATGCTATCGAGTCGGGCGAGTACTTTAAAGATTGATCCCGTCTAACCTTAGAAGCACCCTTTCCGAAGTGTGACCATCCCAAATGTTTTCATTTGTGAAGCTTGCGAACTTCATCACTCTTTCTAAGTGCCTCGCAGGAACATGATAGCTTATCTGGCCCTCTGGCAATTCAAGAAAAACGCAAACCCATTTTGGATAATCAAGCCTGTAATGTTTTTTATAGGGCGTCTCTTCGCAAAGCCTGAGAAAGAGAGAAATTCTGTGCTCATAGAGTTCGTCAAACGTATGGTACCCATCGCTTATATCATTTCCAACAATCTTAAACGTCTTAACTGAACCAGTCATCTTTCTCTCCTTTGTATTCTCTCATGGGATTATCTGAAGGTTTAAAAACCGCAATCTTTGCTTTGGGCTTAATCTCTGCCTTTTCTTCTGGAAGTCGAACGCTTTTATCAATGGAATAAAGAGATTCAAAGAGCCATTTTTGATCCTGGTCGGTGAGAGCTCTGTTGTGAGCATTCATAAAAACCAGGGTATCAACGATGTACTTTGTGTTTCTTCGTTGCTGCCTCTTGATTAAAAGAAACAGCACGAAGATAACAACAAGTTCAAAGGAAATAACAAGAAAATCTCTAACCACGATTAAGACGCTATCAATAGACGCGCCAAATGTATTACTAGAATTCGCCAACTCGAAGGTTTTTTCTTTCAGGTTTTTTAAGCGTATCTCGATAAGAGTCTTTTGTTTCAAACTGATGGATCTTTTTCTCGTTTGGATTAAAGACCTGGATAGATTCGTACAATTGAGTAATCCCCACACATGCCAGACAAGCGGCCACCACTCTATCCTTTCCAGTGAGTTCTACATCACCGTCACTTTCGCGGGTGAGTAAAAACATTTCGCGCAAAAGATCAATGTCCATGATTCTGATTTCCCCGTCTCGATAGCGGGCAATGAGCTTAGAGAGCATTTCTTGCTTATTTGATGAGGTCGTGCGCCAACCCAGTTTCAAGGTAAGCTTTGCTCGCTCAATCTCATCGTAAACCGCCCGCTTATAAACTCTCAGATAGTTCATTTGCTTAATGGCGTTTAAGGTCGTATGTCCCATATTGTTTACTTCGGGGACAATGAGGGCGTTATTGTAAACGGTGGCAAGCTCCACTAGGCAACGTCCGAAAAGGTCTGGATCAATATGCCCATGGAAATAGGCCACCTGCTCAGCATTTTCACTTAAAATAAAGGCGTGACTAAAGTCGCCCTCTGCAACACCCTCGGCAACGTCCGCGCCAATGACATACTTCTTGCCCTTCTCAGGCGCTTTAAAGACTTTCAGCATTTGCGGGAACATTTGAAGATACTGGCGAGTAAGTCTTGCCTTAACTTCTTGAGGCGGATTGTCCTTTAGAAATTTAAGATGCGCTTTTAAGCGATCTAAATCAAACACCGGCCTACCAGTAGACAAGAACGCCTCTTCAGGCCAGCTAGGAAAGTCCTGCTTGAATCTTTCTTCAGGTGTGAAAATAGTTTTTGAGTCATTTGAATATTCGCCGAGCTTAAAGCGCCTCCATGCCAGATGGGCATTGGTTATTTGCGGGCACTTTTTAACTAAGTCCACTTCATAGCTAGTGAGAATGAAGTTTCTAGGCGGGGTCATTTTATAGTCGTCTACTTCATACCATGCGACGAAAAACGGTTTATAGATGGAGTCGCCCGACTCTGCCGCCATCCACTTGTTATAGAAACCTTCACCGATTCCACTCATGCCGTTAGCGGTGCTTTCGACAAAGACCTCGGTATTGGAGGCAAGCGGAATCGAGTTCATGACCCCCTCATCAATGGATGAAGAATAGGGATAAAAGGCATATTCAGAAAGATGGGCAAATTTTCTCGTCCCCGATCTTCCCGCAAATGGATCTTGCCCGGTTTCAAACTTAGCACCCGAAGCTAGCCCCGGACGCGTTTTTCTTTCTTCCGTATTGGGATTTTGAAAGACGATTTCGCGGTCATTGTCCGTATCAATCATTGGTTTAAAGAACTCGGGCAGATTGTAGACGTAGCGCTTATAAATGGAGACGATTTCATCCGTTCGCCCTGATTTATCAGCAAGCACGATGCCCTTTTCAAAGCGTCTTGTAACCATCTTGAAGACGTTTCTTGCCGCAATCAAAGTAGAGCCTCCACATTGGCGAGGTTTTAAAACAATAGAGCGTACAAGATTATTGTGAAAGTCATGATCAAGATGATGAATGTATTTTTTCTGCCAATGCATCAGCTTAAATGGCAAAAGGCCCTGCGTTTTACTCTGAATCTTGAGCGCATGCAGGGCAAACCAATCGAAGGTTATTTTTTTCATCTAAAATCTAATATTCACTTCCCTTACTTCGGGGCCAAGTAAAGCTTTCAGGCCAGCGCCAGAGGCACCGCCGAAAGCCTCAGGCGTAGCAATGGGAACTAGATGCCCAAGGCTCTCTCTCCCTATCGACATCCAGAATGAACCAACGGAATTCATTAAGTGAAAGTTGCTCTGCGAGAAGTTGTCCTGAAGAGCGACATAATCGCCACCTTGAAATGTGCATGTGTAAATTTTCATCCGCTACCTCTTAAAATGTATAAACCTCTTCCGATCCCTCTTCGTCTTCTGTTCCGAGTACATCTTCGACCACATCAAACCAGACGTTGAACTCACGCGGAGGCAATACCAGGCGATGAACAAGCGTTTTATCCGCAGGATATTCGCTCGGATCAACCGGATGACCCTTAAGTTCTTTAAGCGCGGTCTTTCTTGAAATCTGAAGCTCAGAAGGGATGATTTCTGGCGCGTAGACCACGAAGCGGTCATTGTCGGAGTCATATTCAAATTTACACTCAAGTCCATGGTGAAGCTTTAATACAGCGGGAACCGTCTCACTTTTAACGATACATTTTTCGGTAAGCCTTGCCGCTTCTCTAGCGTTAAGCCAGAAC